ATCTTGGGAGTCTACTGCTTTTTCAATTACAGTGTTTGTTTCTACTGTATCTGATACTTGACTTTTTTGCTTTAGTTTTTCATACAAAGACGATGTAGTTTGATTATCATCTTCGTCATCTTCTAGGTCTGTTATTCTTAAACTGTTAATATCAAAACCAAAATCCAACTTTTGTCCAACTGCACTAGAAGAACGTGTTTTCATAAACTGTATTTGTACTCTGCCACGTTCTCTCATTGCCCTACTAGAAAATATACCTATAACATTGTCAGCAGTTTGTATTTTACTTAAACCTCCTGCAATATGACTATGGTCAAATTCTATCTCGTCTACTGCTCCTCGGTTTAATTGACTTGCTGTTACAAACAAAAAATTACCTTCTAATGCAAAATTACGTAACTCTTCCGATACTAATTTATCTTTAGTATATAAATCACTAACACTAACTTTTCTGTTCAATGGCATCATGAGATCTAAATAATCTAACAATACACAATCCATAACTATATTTGTTTCAAGTTGAAATTCTTTTACAAGTGCTCTAACATCATTTACATTACAACCATTTGGTAACTGTACTACTTGTAATCGTCCTGCATTTTTTCCCAATAAGCGAATTTTTAAATCTACATCATCTAGATTTTTAAATAATTCTTTTGTTGACATGTCTGTGTGCATTGCATCCATTCGCATACTAGTTAACTGCTCTGATAATTCTAAGGATATATACAATACATTAAGTCCTGCCTTTGCCCAATTGATTGCTAAATTTTGTAAGAATAAACTTTTACCTGATCCACTACCTCCTGCAAAAATATTCAACTCACCTTTATTAAATCCACCAAACAACTTTTTATCTAATGTTAACCAACCTGTAGATGTTTGTCCGTGATTGTCTTGTATATCCTTTAATCTTTTTGCAGGATTTTCCCAATAGTCTATACCAAATTCTTTTGCTAATCCTATTTGTACTGCATCTTTTATTAATTTTTCTACTGTACCATATTCTTGATTTTCTAGTTTATCATAACTTTTTAAAATTGCTTGTTCTAATGCTTTATGTTTACAAAACTGTTCAAACTCATCTAAAAACCAACCTTCATATTTTTCAGTAGCACTTGTCATGTCTCCTAATTTAACTTGTGTAGTTGCTTCAACTTGATCTTTAGTTGGAACAGCAGAATACTTATCTGCATGTTTTATCACAAACTTTACACAATCACGTAATTCATGATCAAAATAATCACTATTTAAAATACCTCTACATCTTGCATAAAGATCATGATTCTTTAACAAAAATTCAATAAACAATTTTTGCAATTCTGCACTATATTCTTTTGTTTCTGCCATAGCCTATTTACAATACTTTTTTGTAAGTACTTTAATTTTTCCTTGATTAGTTTCTGTACATTCTATTATACTTTTTAGTGCAAATAACTTTCCATATTTTACTACTGCATCTGACACATCTTTACAATCTTTCCACGGTGGAAAACTCACTGCCCATTTTCTTTTTCTTGCAATGCCCACCAATCTTGCCCCTGCATGATCTCTATCTGGACACAATATTATTTTCTTACCTAACTTTTCTATAATTTTACATTGTGTTTGATTTGCTAAATTGGATGTTACTGCAACACCGTCTATTGCTAATGCATCCATGGGCCCTTCTACTACTATTACATACTTTCTTTCATATACTTGTGCATCTAAATTAAACACAAAATCTTTGGGTTGCTGTGTATAAAATTTAGGAATGTTATCTGGTCTAGGATCGCTAGATGCCCATCTTGCAGTATACCCTACTGCCTTTCCTTTATATACATAAGGAATAAACAATCTCTTTCTTAATTGGAATGTGTTATTATTACACCAATACAATCTTTTATCGTTTACACTAAAACCTCTATTTTTTATAAATGTAACAATATCTGAATATTCGACTTCATCTTGATATTCTATTTCAGAATCATTATATCCAAAATTTAATTGTCGGAGCCAATCCCACATTGCATAAGAAACTTTTGGTAATTCTATTTCTGGCCAATTGAATTTTATGGGTTCTTCTTCTACCGCTTGATATTCAAATTCTTGAAAAACTTCTTGTTCTGTTGCGAGTTGTAATTTTAATCGTTGTATATCTGCTATATCAGCACCCAATATTTCTAATAACTTTTGTAGTCTAACAGTTATATGTCTGCCAGCAGACCATCCAGTTTTATACCCACAATTAAAACAATTATATTGAAACTTATCTATGTCAAAAAAGAAACCGCCGCGTCCTCTTGTATCTGGACGAGACTGACCGTTATGAATACACATTGGACAATTACCACTTAACCAACCGCTAGGTGTTTTACGATATCCATAGGGTATATATTGCTGTACAAACTCTAGAACTAAACTCATATTACTAGTTTAATGTCTATATAGGATTTTGTCAATTGTTCCAGTATTAGCAGGATCTTTTTCATAACAAAATCTAATCCATGCTATATTTCCACTAAAGTTAAAAGCATCTACTCCGGAAAATGCAGTAAGAAGAGCATAAGGATTAGCAAGCGATAAGTCTAATGTAAACCAATCACTAGAATCATTACCGATAATATCTAATGTACCTTCTGCATATAATTTACCGGTAAAATCAGTAGCATATATAGCAAATGTATGTAATCCTGTTTTATCATGTTTTCTAGCATCACCTTCTACAACACTTGTATAAAATTTAGCAGTGCCGCCCAATTCAGTAAATGTAGATAATGATATACTATCAATTAATGTGGGTAGTTCTGTATCTAAAATTTCTACAGTTCCACTTACTCGTTGATTATAATCTGAATATAACGGTCTTACAATATCATCAGCATCTTTAATTGTAACAGTAAGATAATATAATCCTGATTCTAATTGTCTTATATCTTTTTCTGTTAATGTTAACTGTGCCGCACCATTGTATTCATCTGTTAATAATAAGGGTCTACTAATAGTAGATGATTTATCTTGTGTTTTTGTCAAATTGGCTGTTAGACCAAGTCCATTTAGATTCATGGGCTTTCTGTCTTGATTTTTAATTCGAAAAGATATTAAACTGTCTGTACTTTTATAAATTTTAACGGGTCTATTATTCATTGGCAAATTTATTGTCTTAGAATTATCGTTTATATAAGTATAGACTCTCTCTTCTTGATAATTGTAAAATTCAATTGTTCGAGGCATATAATCATATCCATCCTTAATAACTCCACTTGTATTTATACTAAATATTATAAAGCATTATGAGTACACCGATCCCAAATATATATCAAAAACTATTAGATTCCTTTCCGTTTCTAAGTTTTTGTACCCAAGGTAATAACGAATTCATTGGTATTATACAAAACATGGATAATGTTTTATGCTCTATGTACATATACGAAAACATCCGGCAAGAAGAAGGTAAAAAGATATTCTTAGAATTAGGAGATGAATGGTGGTGGGGATCAAATAGATTAATTCCAATTAATATTATATTAGGTGATCGCTTTAGACCATTTAGATCTATATTACGAACATTCAATGCTAAAGACTTTACATTAGTCCATGGCCACGAAATTAGCTTACAAAATATAATGCAGAAACGAATTAAACGACGTCAAATACAACTAGTTCGTAAAATGAGTTAAACTTCCAAAACTGAATCTAATCTTTTGGTACCAAATACATCATCACACATATGACATTTATAACATTGGTTTTTACAACTCTTTAAAACCTTTGCTAATTTAATGGCTTCTTTACTATTCCAAAAATGTGTGGTTAAATTATCTTTAATTTCATCTATATCTGTAGTTGTGGGGAAGTCTTTCTTTATACAACTGATACTAAACCACATATGAAGAGGTGCTAAATTGTTTTCATATATTGTTTTAAAACTATCCGCGGAGAACGATCTACGTTTTGTTTCTATTGCGTAAAGTAATTTATCATTCTGATCAGTATCGCCTAAATTTTTTAATCTTCCAGATAGTTTAAATATATCTACTAAACTTGCAAATTCGTCCCAATCTTTATTCGAATGAATAATAAGATCTGTACTTGTTCTTGGATTAGTAACACCTGGTTCTAAATAATTACCATCAGGTCCGGGATGTAAGTCTAATTCATTTCGCCAACCAACACATGTATCACCTATCATTTCCCAATAATTATGTCCAGAACCTACTAGTTCTCCACTTTGCCAACAATCATGTTCTGTTTTAAAAGGACATTCTGGTAAACAACTTTCGAACACTAAAAGACAAGTTTTTATACCCAACCTGTCTGCTTCCTTTTTTACCTTTCTTAATTCACTACGATTTCTATTAAAGTCTCTATCCAATTGAATTGTTGTATAACCTAAATTAGCATAATCAATAAACTGTTGCGTAGTTCTGATTCCATGATTAACTGTATTCTTCCAATCCATTTCTGGAAATGCTTCTTGCAAAACACCTAATCGCATTAAATGAGTGTGGCTTATTGTACAACTTCTAACGCCATCTGCATAATATTTTCCTATAAAATCTACAAAGTCTTTTGTAATATCAGGACGAAGCATATGCATTGGTCTATTCATTTCGTTTATTGTTAACGAAATAGGAATCCCATACTTTTCTTGAATTGTTAATAAATTTTTATAGTGTGCTTCGGATGCATCTACTCCCATAGTATTACCATATCTTAAACCAGACGAATGATAAAAAGTAGCACCATAGTAAATATCATAGATTTCATTTTTATATTGTTCAGAGGAATTTTCAAAACATCTTAAATATAGATCTTCCGAAGGTGTACTATCCCAATGTCCTATTGAGAATTTTTTATTATATAGTTCTTTCATATTAAATTCATATGTACAATTACTAAATGAGCGTATGCGATTGCATGTGATTTTTTAAAGTAATAAGTACCATCTGCTGGCTTTTTCCATACTTCTTCAAATACTTTATTCCAACTTTCTCCTAATAAATATCGCTTTGCAGGACGTATTATTGCCAATATTGCCGCCAGCTGTTCTACAGTGTCTGGCTTCATTTGTCGTATAATATCACTATGATTACTTATATGAATTAACTGCTTTATAAATTCTTCTTCTAATAATTTATGCCATGGTGGTTCTTTGAGCATTAATTCTACAAGATGCTGTTCACTTGTAATTTGATTATATACTCCTACATTAAGGATGTCTAATTTAAAAAACCCTTCATCTTCTGCTTCTTTGTGATCAATAGTTGCTAATCCTGTTATAGGATTTTTTGACATTTTATGAAAGTATACACCTGTATTATGCTTAACAAAACTTTTATCTTTAGTTAAAGATGCTGGAGTATGCTCAAACAAGTTTAAAACACTTTCACGATTTGCTACATCAATATCAATATCTGTTGTAGATTTCATTTAATTAACTTTCCATATAGTTGTTTTCTTTTTTTAATATCTTCTAATGCTTGTAATTTTCTAGGTATATCCCATGCCCACCAATTAGTAAGTTCTTCTTTATTTCTATAACAACCTATACATATATTTTCTTCTTCTGATAAGTCTGGAGAATAACTACATATATCTATGCATGGTGAAGGTACTGTTATGTCATTTCTTTGTGGGCGCTTAATTCCTAATAATTTTTTATCAGGCCCTGTTGCATATTCCGACCCATATGGTTCTTTTTTTATCATTAATCATCTCGCCAAATATCGGGTTCATCATCATTACTAAGAACAAGAGTACCTCCTACGTCTCTTAATGTAGCAGGCTTTGCACTTTTATTTAATATACGTATTGCAAATAATGCGGCATTAACAGCACCATGCTTTCCAATAGACATACATGCTACAGGAACTCCTCTTGGCATTTGTGATATACTTAACAAACTATCTAATCCATTTAACCCCGAAGTCATTGGCACACCTATAACGGGTAAGTCTGTATATGCGGCAACAACTCCTGGTAATGCAGCTGCCATACCCGCGGCGGCAATAATAACTTGATTACCTCTTTTTACTTTTGCTTCTTTAACCCATGTTCTAACCTTATCGGGGTCGCGATGTGCGGATGCCACAACAATGTCAAACTTTATATTATGTTCTTGTAATGTTTCAACACAATGATTCATTACTTCTGAATCAGATGCACTGCCCATTATAATTCCTACTACAGCCATTATGTTTTCCTCTTTGATTTTTTATAATATCCAGTCTTTATATAGTTTACTAAATCTTCTAATATTTTATCTGATGAAACAGACCAATTTACTCCACAACCTCGTAAATAGTTTTCTGCTCCGCCCCTATCGAATGGACTTTTAGAATACCTGTCAATGATTTTATTTTTGATTAGTATTTTACTAAGATCTTCTTTTAGTAATCTAATTGATTCCTGCTTCTTTAAAGACATGTTCTATCCATGCTGAGTCCTTCTCATTAGTACTTATTTTTTTCTGCCAATAACTAGGCTCTATATAATCTGCTATCATTTGTATTTGTTCTTCTGACATCCTGTCTAATAATTTTTGTGCTCCAGAACAACTATAAAGTATCCATGGAGAAATTCTTCCTGACTTAATTAAATGTACCGACATATTAGTAGATACTTTATTAAAGAAGTTAGTCCAATCTTCGTTACATTCTGCAGACCACTCTTGCATTAATATTATACTTCGTTCTACTGCTCTATCTACAGATTCTTTTTTCATTAAGTCACAAATATATTCATTGTATACAGAATCTTTACTCCAATCATCTATCCGTACACCCATTCGCAAAACAAAATCTATAAATGCTTCTGGATTAATTGCATTTATATCTAAAATATACTTTCCAAACTTAACAAATGCCTTATAGTATTTTGAATCAGCAAACTCATCGTATGTTTTATCATGTTTTGTATTTGTGTTATTTGAATAAAAATTTTGATATGCTCTAAAACCTAATTGAACATGTCTGTCACCTTTAACCATATGGCGCCGTTTTTGTTCACACATATGAACCGCTAACGTTTGTTCTCGCGCAAATTCACGTTCACAATAACCACATTTATACATTAGTTAAATATTTTCTTAATTTCGTTATCTTGCAATCCTAGATCTTCTGCATATTGTTTTAATTCTTTTGTAGAATTTAACTCTGTCAAAAGTTCTATTTCATCTTCTTTTAAATGTTTATGTACATCTGCTAACCAAATAGTAAGTCTATTTTTCTTAATTCCTTTACCCGGTTTAATCCATGGATGGAACTGTTTCTTTCCTACACCACATAATGCCATTAATTTATATTGTAATTCTCCATGATGTCTAATATCATTGAAGTTAACATTAACAAATTCATTAACGGTTGTTAGGTAATGATAGTTTATCTTCTTTTCATTTGAACTACAACAACTAACATATCGCATATATACCCAAGCAGAAAAAGCATCTTTTTGTTCATCAGTTAATGACTTCCAAAAAGACTTGTTTCGTTTATCTACTGCTTCTAATATTTTACCTAACGGTATATTTTTATCGTCTTTCTTCACTATAGTATATTATATTACCAAATTTGATTTAAATCAAGTACATCTGGTACTTTGTTTGTTTCCTTTATAAAATAAGCAATCGGATCATTTTTATTCAATCCAGTTGGCACAGCAAGAAGGTGTCCATATTTCAATTTAGGAAAAACCCATTTTACTTCAGTATATATATTAACTATATCTACTGGTTTAAATGCTATTTGATAATCACTGAGCGGATTATAACAGAACGCATCAAATCCCCTATCATTAATATGTAATATAGAAATAACTTCCGGGTCGCCTGCTTCACTGTCTCCAATAACCAACGACCAGTCAATCGGCATTGTAAATTGTCGTCCGCCTATATTTAATACTGCCGCCGGAGCATTAAAGGATTCTAAAAATATTAAAGGTACAAATATATAATCAACAAACGTAGGATCACTATAATCCATTACACAATATCTGATATCTTCTACTTCTTCTGGTATATTGTTTAATTGATATCGTTCGTTTTCAACTGTTAAAATTAACATCTATAATTTACCTTGTTTATATTAAAAGGATATTTTGCGTCATCATAAAACTTTTTCCTCTTTGCTAAATGTCTTTTAGAAAATTTGGCCGTCGAGGTGATGTCCCAGATCTGTACAAAATCCTTGTCCTGCGCTTTACGAATGCCTCGTCCGATACTTTGAATAACTCGTACAAAACTCTTCCCAGACTCAACAAGAACAAGATTGAAAATCCTAGGGATATTAATACCAACAGAGGCAACACCATAAGTAGCAATAATAATCTTATTATCGCTTTCTTGAATTTCATCATAATGCTCTTTCCTTTCATCTGTTTTAACTGAGCCCGATATAAAAACAGAAGTATCTACTCTTTCTGTTAATCCCTTGCCCGTTTTTATTCTATCTATTAATACAAGAGTATTACCAGATTCCGAAATACTTTTAATTAAGCCAGCCATATAATCTAATCGTTGTTTATCTCCTACCAAATACGATAATTCACTTTGATAATTTTTATATACTGCTGTTTCTTCTAATTGTATAATATTTACTTCACAATTGGCTAAAACTCCTTTGTCTTGTAATTCGGCCGCGCCCAATCTATGTATTACGTCACCAATACTTGCTTTAAGACTGATTTGCTCATGTTCTTCTTTTGGTATTGTTCCTGTCAGTCCCCATCGTAACGGAACTTTAGCAAATACACTTGTTAATAACTTTTTAAGAACATCTGCTTTAACCATATGTGCTTCATCTACAATTACACAAATAACATCCTTTGCAAAATCTACAATATTAACATCACTTAATCCGTCACGGAAACGCTTCTCCATTATGTTTAAACTTTGCCATGTACATATCATATGAGTATGTCCAAAGTCTTTTCTATCACCAAAATACACGCCGGTATCTAGACCTAATGCCGTGTAATCCGCCTCTGTTTGCTTCACTAGTGACTTATTAGGTACTATGACTATACTACGCCCCCATGGCTCGATTAAATTGCTTAAAGACGCCGTTATGAGCGTCTTACCAGCCCCTGTAGCAATTTCTTGCAATGCATGTGGGCTCTTTAAAAACTTATTAATAACTTCTACTTGATAATCACGTAATATTATGGGTTGCCCGGCGGCGGTATGTTTCTTTGGCCAAGTATACTCACTAAAATGATCCTTATCAATAGGATCAAATTTAAAGTCAAAAGGCTCGCGTTTATCTTCTATTTCTATATCATAATGAGTAAGAAAAGGCAATATGCGATCAAGTAAATTAAGAAATGTCATACCTCCAACAGTAAAGAACGATACACATCCATCCCACCTTCCTAACTTATAAGACGGAACATGATATGCATAAGGTAAGAAAAACTTTAACTCTTTTTCTAACTTACGACGAATGGGCGGGTCCAACCCATCAAACTTAATATTAACTTCGTCTCTTATGATTAGTTTACACTGCTTCATACATTATTATTATATACTCTATTTGTTAATAACGCAAGAAGAGCGGGGAAGTTTCCTTCCCCGCTCTATGAAACCAAATATGTTATTATTATTTTAGTGGTGTGTGATATCTGGCTTTCATTCTTCTAGAACTTCTCGTTTCATACAAGTCATTTCTGCTAGACGCTTCCACTTCTCATCTTTGGGAGCCATTTTAAACAAGTCTGCAATTTTGAGTACCATTCTCAATGATATTTCACGCAGTTTTTCCTTGTTATCATCGATGTACTTAACAATCATTTCTTTTTCGCCTTCAGCAAGTTTATGATTATCCAGCATACCGTCTCCGACAACCTGTTTAATACGGAGCATCCTATCACGCATTGTATCAAGTGTCAAATCTAAATAATGACAACGAGATAAAATCGCCTTCAAGTGATCTTTAACTTTACCTAACCTTCCACCACTAACCATATCATCAAATTTAAGGTTTGATATAAAAATTATTGATCCATTAAACTCGTAATAATCAGGAACTCCTGTGCGCCGTAACATAGACGAATCAGCATTCCAAAACAGTCGACGTTTCTTACCACTGTCCAATGCACCCTTTAAAAGGTTCAGTGCTAATTCATCGAATAATATAGTATCACAGTCATCTAGCACTAATACCTTACCTTTGTCGGCCCAGGCATATAACAAAGTATAAAGACCAATGGGCGTCATTGCACCTTTTATAATATCATACTTAACTGGCTGACTACCTATCTTGTTAAAGATGTTAGCTCGTTCTAGCACTGCTTCAACACCAAATGACTTACCTACTCCCGGAGGACCCGATACAATCATGCCACGGACTGTACCTTCCATTGTTGCTTCTGTCATTTCATCCAGGATTGCAAACCGCTCACGGATCTCAGTCATTCGCTCTTCGTCGGTTTGTTCGTTTCTTTTCTTCTCGGCAGTTGGAACCATTGGTTCATACCCATTCTTGCCAAGTTTGATTCGGATTTTTCTGTTGGGATATCCGGCAACCCTAGATCCATCAACTGTAATGTACCCACCGCGTTTTCCTAATTTCCATCCTTTATGTAAGGGAAACACAGTATTGGTAACAGCCTTGCCACCATACTCGCCGTTAAGAATACGGACTTTTCGCATAATAATAACCCTCTTCTAAGTTCACACTTCCACTATATATATGATAACCTCATATGGCAGATCTGTCAACCGGTATTTCTTGGTGTTTTATTAATGATATCAATGACTTACAGAAATTTTGGAAAATGCCCTAAAATCAATGAGTTATAAACCTAGTAAAATCAATGACTTATAAAAAATGTTAAAACCCGTACTGGTTACAGGGTTAATGTTGCACCGTTAACGGATTTTCCCGTGTAGTTTGTGTGGTAGTTTCTGTTTCTTTTGCTGGAGCAGGAAATTCATCAGCAAATTTATATTGTAGTTGGGGTTCACTGCCTTCGCGAAATTCTTCAGTACCGTCTTGTGCCTTAAATTCTCCTTGGGCATCTCTTCCTCCTTGTGTACCTTCTTTCATTTTTCGTAAACCTTCTTTATCGTCTTCGGTAACTGGAAAGAGATATAAACGATCAGTATTATCTTCAAATAAATGTGCCAATAATAATGCATGAGCTTTTTCTTCTATATATCGTTCTTCATGCCATATGTATGACCATTTTCCTTGCGGAAATTCATATCTAGGTAAACCAAATATAGAAGTAATCCATATTAATGTAGCAAAAATAAGACCAAAGGCCATTGGGGGAGAAATCCATTTTATTATGACATTAACATCTCTACTTTGACATAATGTATATACACACATTGTTGATATAACAATTGCTGTTAAAACAAGAGTAGGTGCCGATACAGTTAAAAGTTTTAATATATATTCAATCATGGCGTTCCCTGTCCCGGAGGCGGCGTGGCTACTTCTGTTGACGTTCCCTCGATCATTGTATTCGACCCACCTCGATCTAAACTACTATCTTGATCATATGTAATACTACCAGACATAATCCAATTTGTTTTTTCATAATTTATATCAAAAACATTTCCATTGTCTGTCATAATAAAATTGAACGCAGTTGCCTGTTGCCCCCGTGTTGTTAATATTATTTCTTGACTGGCTATTAATTTATAAGGCTTATTATCCCATAACTCTATTATTACCGGAATAGTAGCAGTGTCAACATCTTTTTTATTATACCAATGAATATTAACTCTCCATTGACCAGGAATAAAGCCTCTAATAAAAATAAATTCTTGGTTTTGATACACTACTTTTCTCTCACCATTTACTATTGCCCAATCATTTGTATGGCCCAAATCATCTTTTTCTAAATTAGTATATCCTGCTTCTCTACTTCTATAGCCTATTTTATTTCCTGCAGGATCTCGTACCCATAAATCTACATCATTTGCATCATGATCGGGCCATGTCATTCTAATAATAAATTGTACATCGGGGTCCATATTTTTTTCTGTAGTAGGAGGTGAAATAAGAATAAATGCTATAATGAATAGCATAACAAAACCAACTGTTAAATTAAAAAGTAAATCTACGAATGCAAACGTGCTTCTGTGTTTTCGTCTATCCATTTCATTTCTTCGAATAAGCACCAGAAGTCTTTTTCGGTGCTTTTCTTGGAGTTGAATTTTCTATATTGATTAATTGGAATTTAATTAATAAACTACAAATTAGACCTAACAATGTAGTAGTCAATGCTGTACTCATTCCTACTGCCAATTGACCTATTGCTCTCTGTAATGTTTCAGTTTCTTCGACATTAATATTTAGGAATGCTGTACCCAACATCAATAGAAAACCTGCCACAGTTCCTATCATACCAACAGTTATGCAGGCTTCGCTAAAGAACCAAACAGGTTCAAGATTTAATCTTTTATTACTATTTTTATATTTTTGATAAGAAAGACGACCGCAATATAACGATACTATTAAGAAACTAATTAGAATTACAAAACTGAGTTTAGTTACATCATTTTCCCATAACCATATATGCAGATTTTCATATAAACAGTATGCTCCGCTAACTGTCAATAATCCTGTAAAAATCCACCATCTCCAAAATACCATATATTGTCTCCAGTGGCCATCAATGACCGTGTCATTATATAGTATTTATTACGATACCTCCACCACTTTAACTCGGTTTATAATAGTCTCATGACAATTGCTATACCTACTTTTACCCTGACTTTTCACCAAACCAGCAAGGGTAACAGTCTTACCTTCAAGTATTCCAGATATATCGGGGTCTTTAGAAAACCAAAACTTAACAACATTCTTTTTATTTTCCAAGCCAGTTACCATAAAGACACCCATTTTCTTAACGAAAGTAATATCTATTATGTCTAGAGTAAACATACTGCGAGTACTCATCTTACCAACAACTTCACTTGAACTTATTAAGTTATCTAGTTTGTCTTTAACCGTATCTCTCTTTGTCTGATGCTTTTGAGTATTTGGAATACTGGCAATTAATGCAACACCATATACACCTACCTTTTCGGCAGTGATGTTTTCTATTAATGCATTTTCAAATTCATTTAGGTTACTACCTAACTTCTTCATAGTAAGCCGACCAGTTACATCATCAATCAAATGTACTGCCGCTTCTCGATCTTCGGTAGTAGGTTTTATCCCTTCTTCTTTATTAAGCAAAGAATGAAGGAGAATCGATTTATTGTCCTTTATTACTTCTTCCGAACCATCGTCGTTTATTTTAGTGTAACCCTGGCCACTACGAACAAATCCTTGTTTTTTGTCAACTGCTATAGCAGTGGCAATAACTTCAAGGGTTGGAAATTCAGGGTTGGTTTTATAAACCAGTCTAGATGTGCGTCTCATATCCAAAATACCTTTAACCTTACTCTATACTACTATTATACGGTCAAACTATTTGGCTGTCAACCATGAATTCTTACTTTTATTTCTCTTTGTTTTCAAAGACCTAGATCTTCTAACCCTGCAGATCGTAGTTTAATTATGTTATTAATCTGGAATTGTTTGGCATCTATTGCTTTAGTAAAGCCAATATACTTGTTTCTAATCAGGGCAAATTCATTGACTAAGTGTTGTAGATCTACAACATCTTGCTCACCATCAATATATTGTTGAACATCGCGAGAAGTTAATTGTCGTTGATAATGTTCTAAAAATTGCTTATATTTAATCGAACGTAATTTTCTTAATTCGATATTGAGATGTTCTAGAATGGCTTCGATTTCTTGTAGTTGTCCAAACCTATGTTCAACAATACCAGGTATGTCTCTACTATTTTTTTCTATATTACCTGCAAGGCTTATTTCTATTCTTCCTTGCTTTAATTCTGTTTCAAAGAAATCTATAGCTTTAACAATGTTACTAAGATCCTTTTGTACTTCTCTATACCATTTAGACATGTTTAATCAAACTCTTCGTCTTCGTCCTCTTCATCTTCTTCGGGCATATAATTAGTAGATAGTATCTTATCAATATCTGAATCACTTCCAGATAACTCGTTTACCATATCTTCTATATTATAAATTTCTTCTGCGGCCTTTAAAAAACTTTCAGCGGCATCTTCTCGTTCTTTTGCAGTAATAAACTGTTTAATACTCGACCATAAACTTACTAGTTCTTCTGCTTCATCAGTATACATACTTGACATATATATTCTCCGGGTAGTAAAACATGTATTTAACTATTTTGACTATTTTGAAAAATATCTTTATCACCTAATTCTTCTATTACCAATTCTAATTTTTCAGGAGTCCATTTTTTACGGAACTCACTTATAACTTCTCCTTTTACTTTGGTAGAAGTATATTGTAGTTTATTTCCAGATTTAGTAAATACACCTACTTTTTCAAATAAGTCTACTAATCCACTATAGGGATCCATTCCTGAGTCATATGGTATTTTGATTTGAACACTTTCAAACGGTTTGGCATATCTACTTTTTACTACTTTACATGCCGCACGTATGCCTCTTATATCACTAATTTTATTACCTTCAGTGTCTTCTTTAAGTTTAAGTTTCTTCATTGCAACAACAATACTCGATGCATATATAAACCCTTGTCCGCCACTAATCTTATCGTCTGGGTCAAACATATCCTGACTTGCATATGTATGATTAGTACAAACAAGACCTATGTTAAGACTACCAAACATATTAACACAATTACGAACTAGTGCCGTTAATGCTTTAGGTTTACGCCCCATATCACCTTTAAGATCGCCTCTATCAAATTGAGCAACATCTGTTGGTGTTAATAACATACCTAAAGAATCAACAACAAATAAAACTTTAGGACGATCTTCGTATTCTAATTCTGCATAATTATCTTTATATTCTTTTATAAAGTCACTTAACACTTTAGCAACATCATCTATCATTGCTAAATTCATTTTTAATAATTTATCCGGTGATGTATCAACACCCAACGCATGAAGCCATGCTTCATCTAATGCATTTTCTGAATCGATTAAAATAACAAAAACACCTTGCGCTTGAGCATTTTTTACAATGTTACCTGCACAAACAAAACTTTTACCACTACCACTTTCTCCAGCGAATACTGTAACTTTTCCTAAAGGTATACCCTTGTGAAAATCATTACTAATTAGTTTATCGAGAACTAAATTTCCAGTGGAGATCCATGTATCAGGATCTCTAAATCCTACACTTAATCCAGGAATAGATTTTGTTACTGTTTTTCTAAATTTACTTACGTCAAATGGTCTAGCCATATATTATCTCCTTAAAGGTAAGGGGGGTTAACCCCCCTTTACCAATCGATTATGTTTGGCGCGAGCGGATCATTTTTAAAATATCTTGAGCACTCGGTTTTGCTCCGTCTCCGTCTGTTGTAACAGGATCTGCGGCAGGTGTTTCTACTACAGTTTCTTCTGTTTTCTCAACAGCAGGTTGTGGAGCAGGAGCAGGCGCAGGCGTACTTGCCCTTAGAGCAGGTGATTTACCATTTCCATTATCCACATTTAAACCATAAGGACGATAATGTTGACCAAATCGATCTGGATCATAAAGTTGACCATCTACTGATGCTTCGAACATTTCAAAAATAACTTTAACGTCATCTTCACTTGGACGTCGTGGCATAAAATCATTTAGATTAAATAAACCATTTGATTCTATTGCTTGTCGTTCTTCTTCGTTTAAACTACGTTCACGACGTGCCCAATTAGATGTAGAATAATCAGCATACTGACCTTGTTGAGTTTTAGTCAATTTGAAGTCTGTACCTTGTTCGTAATCTGTGGGTATTTCTACAAAATCAGGATCCATTAATGCAGCCGCTATAATTTTATAGATACTCGGATTGATTACAAACCTACGAATTGGATTTTCTGGTGTGTCGTCTTCAGCAAGAGGATTTTCAATAACAAATCCTTGAAATAAGTAAGATCGCTTTTTCCAATACTTCCTAGCAATATCTTCCATGGATGTATCTTTAAACCATGGACGAATTTCTGCATGTACTGGACAAGCATCTCCCCACATTTCTATACAAGGAACTTGAATAGTCACTGAACGACTTTCGTCATGACCTTTAACTCCTGGAAATGCTAAACGAATCATTTGACGTTCCCGCCAGAAAAAAGTGTTCTCTGTGTCACCGTCTGGTAGGAATCGTAATGTTGCGGTTGTGTTTTCTGGAATATTCCAGAATGTATATATTGCGTTATCTCCAGTACTTGTACCGGGTCCGCGGCGGGTTTCTTGTTCTAATAGTTTTGCCCTAATTTCAGCCAATGTAGCCATAATATTTCTCCTTTAATGTTAGCCTTAAAATGTGCCTAAGTGTATATACTCTCATATACAGTATTAAGTATACACTTTATTATTTATCTGTCAAGTGGGGTTTGGTGAAATATTAATAATATTTTTATATGTTGAACTGAGAAAATTTATCTTCTAGCATTTCGGAAACAACTTCTTCCCAATGTTCTATCATATGATCTTCTTCTTCTACTATTTCATTTTCTTGGAGAGGAAGATTTGCTATAAAAGGTAAAATATCTTCAAACTGTTGATCAAAATATTTTACTGTAAATTTCTCTTTTAGTTGATCTACTAACTCATTAACAGGATCATTAATTGCTTCTTGTGCTTCGATTTGCTCGACCATTGATTGATATGATCTTATTCCTGCTAGTCTAGTTAATTCTGTTTTAGCACCAGTTTTATATGTATTAACTCTATCTATAACATCTGATGTTTGCTCATTGACCAAAGAATTGCGTCTTACGTATTTTGTAAATTCTTGTAACTTTTTTAAGTTCTTTACAGTTTCTACAATATGTTCACCGACAACATCGTATGGTGTGCCGCCTTCATTGATATGACGAGCCATAGCTCGTGCGCCTGATAAATGTATATAGGGGAACTTAAATCTTTCGCCTTCAGTATTTTCGATATATAAGCCTTTTATGTTGCGAGATCTAGCGCCTACCTTTTCTTCGTCTACTTGCTTAGAATGACGAATTATTAGTTTAGCATCATTAATTTTTTGGTAACTGCTTTTCATACTTCCGTATGGTTTTTGTAATGCTTCGGTCACCGCGGTATTCATAGCCATGTGTGCAAAATCCTTTGGTTGTAACTGCTTTCCATATGTTTTAATTGTGAACTCAAACATATAATTTTTAGCTTGGTTTCGTAGCATTTCAATTATTTCTTCATCAACATCTTCATGTTCACTTAAATGAATTTTTAATTCATCGTTATCTATATTAACCATCATGTGTGTGTTACGATCATAAAAACGACGTGCTTTAGTAGGATCTACTGTACGTTGCCCGTCTTCTGTGAATAAAACCACACTCAATCCGGTTCCTTTAAGGATATTAAATATTTCAGATGAAAAACTTTCGTAATCTATAGCCATATAACCTTCCTAATCATTATATGTATTTATTATATTATACCTATTGGCATAGGTTTAATATCGCCGCCTTCGTCTTCGTCGAATGTATCTTGTAATGTATCAAATATAGTACCATCAAATTGTCCTATTGTTATTGCCATACGTACTACTAATAATGTTGCCATAACAAGATCATCTGTATTACCATCTTTAGCGGCATAGGACGCTCCTCGTGCTACAAATGTTTTTGTTTCGCGAATAAGATTTGGACTGCACATTATCATTTTATCATTTTCTACCCAACTTTTAAATTTAGCACATGCAGTTAATTTGCTTTTATTTGTTGTTGTAAATCCTAGTCTATATCTACGAACACTACCTGCTCTTTTGGGTTCACTAAGAAATGTGCCGGGTATATTATCTTCGCCCATTTCACGGATTACAACTAAAGCTGCTTCTCCTAATGTATTATTTTCTACACTCCAATATATTTCTGATGTGTTTTCGCTTTCTTCTTGTATTGTATTACACATTTCGCGTAGAATTCTTATTTGGCCCTGTACAGGTGTTTTATTATGCATCCATTCTGCAACTTGTTTACATCCTGGCAATTCATATACTTGAATAGCCGCATTATCGCCGCCTGTACCTAAACTAGGATCTAAACCAAGACAATATACTTTATCCTTTACTATAGGAGAATACCATCTAATTTGCCCTGTTTTACGTACAACACCATGACTTTCTAAAAGAGGTAATTTAAGATTACTAATAAGAGTTTCGTCGTTTGTAATAAATTCACACTCGTGTTCTCGTCTAAATCTATCTTCCCCTATTTTTGCTTTTTCTAATGATGCCCATTTTTCATCTCTATCTGGGTGTTCGGGCCATTTTACTAATATAGAAGCAAATCCGTTTCTGCCAACTGGTTGGTCATTTCCATATGAATCTACTGTGTTTATTGCTTCTCTCCAAATTCGTGCAAATTGATCGTCGTCTTGATTGGGCGTAGATGTAATAAGACATTTACCTCCTGTAGATAATGTAGGAGATAATGCTGTCCAAAATTCAGATGCAATACGTGGGGGTACAAATGCAAACTCGTCTAAGTATATTAATGTTAAAGATAAACCTCGACCAGTAGTTTCGGTTGTTGCTTGAGATATAATTCTAGACCCATTGTCAAATTCTATAGAATTTCTATTATATGCAGTTACTCCTGCTCTAATAAAATTAGGTAAACTTTCATATGCAAAACGCACCCTTGTCATTATTTCCTGTGCGCCCGAATACTTATGAGCTGCAATAAGGATTGTACTATCTGATTTAAACATAGCATACCATAACAGATATCCTGCCGCACAAGTAGATTTTCCGGTTTGTCTAGCAAGCATAGCAATAGAATATCTATTATTATGATATACGTCTATTAAATCTCTTTGATAATCGTATAAATTGAATTTTATACGTCCTAAAATAGGATGTTGTATAAGACAGTATGCATTTAAGAAATATGCAGGATCATCATAACAATCTTGTAATTCTTTTAACTGCTCTTTTGAAAACGTCTCTGATCTATGAGGTTTTTTGATTAACTGTGTATCAACAGTGGAACTGACCATACTAGTATTTATCGTAAAAAAATAGGCCCTATTAGAGCCTATTTAATTATTATGTAATTTACTTACTAATTTGTATAGCTGTCTAACGTAGTAAACCCTGGTTTTTTAGGATGTTCCTGTTCTTTACGATCTTGTTCTGCTTGCCAATCGGGTGTCCAGCCACCTCCACAAATACCATACGCAGGATCACACCATGGTTGTGGACCTTTAGGATCATTTTGTCCACCTTGTGTATACCAGTCGCTTGTTTCGCTATTTTTACACATACCATATGCAGGATCACAGTAATCTTCTTTTGGTTTCTTAGGATCATTTTGTCCACCTTGTACATACCAGTCACCTCCAGGGTCCTTACATACACCATATGCAGGATCACAAACTGTTGTTGTTTGAGGTGGAAATCCCATATTACCAGGAGTATCCCACCAATTTTCTGCATCACCGGTATCTGTTCCTGGATCGGCAGGTGCCCGGGGTTCTGCATCTAATTCTGCTTTCCGCATTTTATCCCATGCTAGTGATTGTGCCGATTGTCGTTTAGATTTTTCTGTATTTAAAATACCAGTATCTACTTGTTTAGGTAACCAAGGTTCGGCTTGTTGTTTAGCTTTAATACCAGCCATGTATTCTTGATACTCTTTGGCTTTTTGTGCAGGGGTATAATCGTGCTTTTCAGTTAGTGCCGGAGCTGCTTCTTTAAATTTGGCCCAAGACTCTTCTGAAAGAGCAGGAAACCATACCATTTCTTTAATTAATTTTTTTTTTTGAATACCTGCTAATGTAAGCATTCTATATAAGCCTGAATAAGGATCTCCGGAGGTAGGTATAGTATTAGGGTCAACTGTTTCTTCAACTATTTCTTCTTCATCTTCTTCAGTTGCTTCTTCGACTTTTTCTTCGTCGTCAGTTGCTTCTTCCTTATTACCATTTTTGGCAGCGAGCATTTTTTCAAAAGCAGCCTTTTGTGCTGGACTTTGTGCTTCGGTTACTTCCTCTGCATCTTCGTCTGTATCTTCTTCTTTGGCCTCTTCGACTTCTTCTGCTTCTTCTTCTTCTTTGGCCTTTTCTGCAATTTCTCCATGTACTTCATTAATAAATGCATTATAAGAAGCAGACATTTCTTCTTCTGTAATTGGCTGCGGAAATTCCGGGGATGCCAAATCATGGTTTAAATATTTACGTAGACTTAATTCTACATTTGTTCCCCAGTCACGTAAATCACCCATTTCTTCTTGATCTGGATGATTTGTCGATTCGGGTGTATTTGCCCATTCTTCATCTAGCACAATACCAGACAATTTTATAATATCTTTAAGTTCTCTGTTCATTTTAACTCCCTATGGGTGATTTAGTGTTACCCCCTCCGATTCCATCTTCTACACCTTTTGGTGTATCATTAATTATTTCTTTTTTACGGTCTGCACGTACTTTTGCTAGTTCTTCTGTAAATTTAGAATTATATACATCACCATAATGTTTTTCTGGTTCTATCTTTGCCGCATCTGAATATTCAGAATCTTCCAATTTTGATTTGGCTTCCTCTTCATTCATTGGTTCATCAACTGGCGAACGAACTACTACATGTGTTCTGCTAAGACCTGTTGCTTCACAAATCTCATCTCGTAATACATCACTTACTACAGGATAATCTAATACAAAATCTACTATAGTAACTTCGCGTCCTCTAGATTCTGCAAAATCCAATGGATTTGATTGTGCTATTGTTTTCTTAGGTTTTGTAATTTCCCTAACGCCGTATTTTTCTAAATGTGTTTCCATTCGATCTAGCATTGCTTCTGTTATATCAGTTGCAAATTTAATACGCAATGCGTATTCTTTGTTAGACTCTGCTAGATATTCATAAAATGTTTTCATCGATATATCCCTGTATTAAGTATATTTATATCTACAACTGTATTATTTATCTTTAATCCTATTTGCAATGGCGTCTAAAATAGAATTGCGGTCTGTTATAACATGACCGTCACCAGGAATAATAGTGGTTTCACCTGGATCTTTGTCTGTATCTAATTTAGCTTTTCTAATTTGTAATTCAATCATTCGAAGTTTTTTATCTAATTTTGCTGTTTTTGCGTCTATAGCATTTTTCATCATTTTAGATGCCACATCAAATACATTGGCAGCATGTCTATCTTCCATATTATGCCCTAAATCTATTAACGTATCAAAAGTTTCCATTGCCTTAGAAGCATACGCATCCATATCTCTATCTAAACTTTCCATACCAGTAACTTCAGGTAATGCATTATCAATTTTATCTGCTATTGCTAATGTATTTGTTAGTTCAACATTAATTTCTGCTACATCGGTAGTATTTGAATCATGTCCATTTTTTGCTGCCGCATCTGCAAGTGCATCTTGCGGAGTATGATTTAACACGTCTTTCAATGGAGGTAAATTAAAAGTTTCTTCTAATTTCTTTGTCATTTACGTTTTTTCCGTTTTGTTTGTGTTTGTGGTTTTCTAAAAAGATGATCTTCTGTTACAACTCTGAATATCATTCCTTTATCTTTAGTCCATGCTCTTGCCGCTTCCCATTTTGCCGCATTTACAACTGCTTGTGCTTTTTGTACTTGAGATTTAGCATGATCTAATGTTTGCATTTTTGGTTTGATTTCTATTATTTCTGCATGTTTTTTTCCGTTTTTATCTACATACACCATAAAAAAGTCTGGAACATAATTTGTTTGTTTGCCTGTAACAGGATTGCGATAAGGTATTCTTGTTGCTTCACTTGCCCATCCTATTACATTGGGATGGTTATCGCACATACGCATAAATGTTAATTCCCAACCACTACGATAACGAGGTCGATGTTTACCTACATATTTTTGCGGATTTGTTGGAGAATATACACCTTGTTGAAAACTAGCCATATTTTATTCGCCAGTAGTACCAGTTCTCCAGTTATTTCCATATTCTATTGCTTCATATGTAAAATTTAATGACCATAAAACAGGAGACGAATCTGAATAACTCAATGTATCATGTTGAACCATTGTAAGCATTGGATTAATAATAGATACATCATCACGAAAAGTACCAGCATGTTTATCTTTATCGTGACCTTCTTGAATAAGATTTACATTTGTCATAGGTTGTTTATACGGCCGGCCGTCACCGAATTCTCTAATAATCTTAATTCGTTTAATAAAATATTTGTCTACATTTAGTTTGGGTGGTTTATAACCATATCCTGTTGCAGTTGGGTTACCTGGTTCGCCCGGTAGACTGTCTTCATCACCTCCTACATCTGATTTATTTGGAGTTGTATCAAGTTGATATGTGGTTATTCGTTTTTCAAAATTTCCAAAGTAATATAAATTATATGCCCTAACTAAATTTTCTATCTTACTATCAACTGTATCATGGCATTGCAATGTTATTGGATTATATTGTATACTGGTCATTACTACTCGTTTTCTATTATATTGATTTAATGTTTGTACATCATATGAATAACTAGGAAGTTCTATGGATTGTGCCCTAAATGTAAAATCCCTTTCATCTATATTAGGATTACGAGCATTAATACCTGCACTACTTAATACATCACGTACATTACCCCAATCATGATTTAATGTAATTGCAATAGTATACTGAAACTTCATCCGCGGTTCATGAATCGACGAAATGCCAAACGATTGATCTTGATTATATAATAATGTTGTTTGATTAATTGCCATTACAGTACTATTTACCACAAAAAAAAGTCCCACTAGTGGGACTTTTTTTATATTATTATATGTACTCTTAAGTAGATGAAGTTACTACAGAACCAGTTGCATTATCACCACCTACTGTTCCTATTGTTGCATGGTTCAAGTAAGCATCTGCGCCAGACGCTGTATAAGATCCCTTACCATGTTGAGCATTATCGTAACGTATTGTACAAGTTACCTGCTGTTGGTCACTGTTACCATAACTTGAATCACCATATGCTATGTCTGAAATATAACAACCTGCCAAGTACCAATGATCTAAAATACTATCACCTGTTGGATCATCATCGCCGTCTAATGTTTGTATTTCCATATAGAATTTATAATTAGCACCTGCTTTTGCGGCAGATTGATCATAATGATGTAGTTGATTTTGTAGCTGTTGATCAAGTGCTTTAATTGTATGACTTTGTACTTCGTCTCGTAAAATAACAGTAACAGGAGCCCATGTATGTTTGCCAGCTAAATAGATCCTTGAATTGTAAACGTCTAAAATCATTTCATCATGTGTTAACTGAGGTCGTGTAACCGAAATAACCTGTCTTGTTACAATATTATTATTGCTTGCGCCGCCCATATTACCAAATAACACTCTAAAGCGATATTGTAATTTGGGCATTAATGTTTGATGTGACCCAGCTACTGGTACACCAAATTTTCCTAAAACTGACATAATAGTCTCCTATTCCGTTTAAATTGTTAATTGTATTTATACAATTCTCTTAAAATATAATTTAAAAAGGGCACCTTATAAATAAAAGTATAAGTAAAAAGGGCACCTTATAATGAAACAAAGACCCATTTGTACTCAATGTATGAAAAAATCTGCCGCAATAAACTATTATAAAAATAGTGTGCCTTTCTATAGGTCAAGATGTGATAGTTGTGTTAGAAAAAATAAAAAAATAAAATCTCCAACTAGAATTCCTCGAAAAATTGTTGCCGACTTATAAAACAAAAAAGGCATGCTTAGCATGCCTTTAATGTAAATTAAAAATAATTTTTAATTTTTTATAGTGTACCTGTTGCAACAATCCTGATTGGAATGTAAATAAACTCTGCAGATTTAGTTGGCTCTATAGCCACATCTACATAAAGTTCATTACGATCTATTCTAGCAGGAGTATTGTTTGTTCCATCACAAACTACTGCAAAATCATATACACCTCTTTTAGACATAATGTCAGTCATAAAACTGTCAAATACATGTGTAATATTTGCTCTAGTAGTTTCATCATTTTGTTCAAAGATAAAAGGACGAGCAACAACTTCAAAACGTTCTCTTAAATATGCAACTAATCTAGAAACATTTATTCTATCTAATGCAGTACTAGTGCCATGTAAAGTCTTTTGACCCCACAATGTTATTCCTGAATCAGGAAAATTAGCAATAGGATTCATGTATGCATTATACATTACATCTCGTTGTCCATTTGTTAATGCTACAGGAGTAAAATCACCTTCGGCGTTCAAATAGCCAACACCTGTTGCGTTGTCTACTCTACCTCTAGTAAGTCCTGCAGGAGCAAACCATGGATACGAAACTGCATCACTATGTGCTAACGCACGTAATGTCATATGACTTGCTGGTACCATTACTGTAGTACCGTCTGTATTTGTAGAAAGAGCATTAGGATAATATACAGCCATGCTTGAATTCTTAGTATTCAAGCCATCTTCGCCATTTTCGGCTGCTGTAGTATTTGTAATCCAAGTAACTGCTTCGTCTGGTGATTTCCTAAAAGGCGAATCAACTAGTACAAACGCTGTTTCTTTTCTATCTGTATTTAATGTAGATAGTTCATCTGCAAGTTCTGGATAACCAGGAGCTGCTAATAATGTAACCGCTACTGTTTCTTCTCTTAAAGTAGATCCAGAAGCTGCGGCTTGTAGTCCTTGAACAACTACTTTACGCTGTGCATAACGTCCAAATGTACCAGAACCGTCTACATTATTGCCACTTTCTGTCGGCCATTCTTCTCCTGCTGGAAGAGTGTTATCTCTTTTTCTAACAACTCTACCTGTACCAGGCATATTAACTAAAATCATATCTATTGGATATAAAGCTGCGGCAATGCCACCATCTGCTTTTACGGCGCCTACTGTTACAGCACCTGTTGTAGCATGATATGTAGCTTTTGTATGATCTCCAAACACAACACCTGCTACTGTTGTTTGGTCTGAATTATCACGTGCAGTACCCCAAGTAGCACCATCACTTACATAAATTGCTGGATAACTTGTATCATTTGTATCTACCCAAACATTGTTAGCTGCGCCAACCGCTGGCTCTGTAGATGCTAGTGTAATATTACCACCAGCTATAGCAACCCATGCCGCACCATCATGCTTCCATAGATCAATATAAAAAGTCTCGTCATACCAAAGGTCACCGGTGGTTGTTACACCTGTTACTGCGGTTGCTGATGCTGTATGTGTTAATGCTACAAATGCAGAGCCATTCCAACGTTGAAGTGTAAATTCTGCATCAGCTGCTGTTGTGTCTGCCCATACAAAACCAGTTACGGTTGTTGTAGGAGCGGTTGCAGCTGTTGTAACTGCTACACTTAAAAATGCATTTGAACCAGAATCAAATATTTTAAGTACAGGATTAAAACCTTCGTTTGGTGTTGAAGTTTTAAACCAAAAATCATCTGCGGCAACTGCTGTTGGTACTGATGTATGATCTGCAACAAAAACTGTTCCTGTTAGAACTGCTGTTGTCATTACTTTCCATGCACCATCATTATAATGAAACTGTGCAGGAGCAACACTTGTATCTACTTGAACATCGCCTACTGCACCGCCAACGCCTGCGCCGACTGTAACAGTTTGCTTTACCCAACTACCTGTACCTGCGGCAGTTGATTTAAAAATACCCCATTCGGTATTTGCTGTGTCTAACCAATAAAGTCCATTTGCTGGCGGACCTTGTGGTTCTGGTTTTGCCGCTGTTAATTGTGTTGTATTAACATCTGCTCGTACAACATATGCGGCATTTGATGCGCCTAAGTAACTATAAGCAGCTAGTAATCCATATTCATTTAATTCATCGCCATGATTGCCAAAAGAAGGATTACCAAATTCTTGTGACAATTCAAATTGGCTTGTTACTAATTGTACTGTACCGGCTTTTGCTTTTGCTGTTCCTGAAGCAGTGCCAGTACCGCTTACGTGGGCCTTGTCTTCTCCTGATGCAACTACTAGCATAGGAACAGTTCCTGCGCCAGCAGATGCATACATACTCTCATCTGTAACGGAAACTGAGACACCCGGTGAAACTAATGTAGCCATATTTTTTTCTCCCTAGAAAGTTATTCGTTAATATTTATTTTTATATTAAAAAAACCAGGAGATATGCAAGTTAACAGAGTAGTTAATTAAGGATATTGCCCCGATACGCCCGAAGATTGAATAAGAGCAATATAAAGGGAAGGTGCAACAAAATCATCAAACATAAATCGAGTAGCACTATGTGAAAGTTCAACCCATTGCATTTGCCGACCTTGTAATTTAAATCTTCGATAACCCATATCATATACTTTTTTAACTTCTTCTAATCTAAGTTCAGTACTTCTATCCATGTGGGTTTCTTTATGAAAATTGACAGGATAACATTTAGGAAGTATAAATTTATTATAGTAATCTTTATGTTGGGGATCAGCTTGTCCTGTTTCATTAATTGACATTGCTTCTTGAGAAAACATTAAATGTTCTTGTCGTCTATATGGACAGTTTACTTCGCACATTTCATTTAAAATAATTTCATATTTGTCAGCATCATCTGATAACTTTTCAAGCAAATCAAAATTAATACTATCATCTGTATGAATGTTTACTACATCATATCGTTCTGCTAAACTCCTATACCATTTTTCATCACCTGCTTTTTTTTCTTTTACTGTTTTATCAATAGATGCTTTTAATTTTAAATCAGGATATCGTTTTTTAATATAATCATACAGTATTTCACTAACAAGTATAATGCCACTATTACTTCCATTTATTTCCCACAACTTATCTAATAATAAATTACATGTTGGTTCGGATAAATGCTTTTCTTCTATTAGCCAATTAGACCATGTATAAAAAACATCAATATTTCTTTTCTTATATCCTCTTAACACATGATCAAATTCAGATGCTTGTTCTTCTTTAGACGTACCTACTGTGGGTTGAAGCATTTGTGTTTTTTGATTTATGTTATGTATACCTCTACCGCCATGCCATAATACAGGTAAAGAACCATATACTTCCATTGGAATATGAAAATTAAATCGTTCTTTAACAATATCATACATATTATAATACCCTTCGTCATGTGTAAATAATCCAGGTACAGTCCATAATGATTCTGTCCAGTCTTTATGTATAATATGTTCTATTTGTTCTATTTGTTCTTTCATGTAATAGTTACTTCAATTTTATTTACTTTATCTGTTTCGTGTTGTTGTGCTAAACATCCCATACATAATCCATTACAATCAACTTGGAAATGTGGACATTTTTGACATGTTTCTGGTGCACCTATTTTATCATAAGTTTCTACATACCTACGAGTATGTTCTGCACGAAGTTGTGGCCATTTATCACCTTCTGCATAATCAAAATCAAATATATTAGGTATAACATTTGGCATACCTATTTCGCCCTGTGATTGAAAACAATGAACAACAGAAGCATCTGGCATAACTTCTATTCCTTTACTATCAGTACAAGTAATACAACCTTGCATTCCTGTTTGATCATCATGCCAGGGTCTAGCTTCTCCTGGCCTATTAATACAATGTGGTACTTGGCAATCCATAAAAAATCCAAAGTTTCTTTTTTGAGCAAGTTGATGAATACCATCTAATATATCTCCTACTTCATAATTATGTAAAAGATATGTTCCACTTAAATCTAATCCTATTCTTATCATATGAAATTGATCAGGTATTTCACTCCGTAACCATTCTAAATATTCTACGCAACCCTTTGATTTATTTTTTCGTAAATCTTGAGGAATAGTATAACAAAGAGATAAATTATTATGAGCCCACTGCGTAACATCTCCCCTATAAACATAATGGCCGCTTGTTCGTTTAAATATTGCTTCATATATACGTGAATAATTTCTTTTCCATCGTTCTAATCTAGTTTTATCTTCTTTCCCCCAAACTTCATCTAGTTCGGCACAATTGGGATGAATTGCTATACAAGTACCAGAATTAATATGATGTATTATATTATCACACATAGATTCACTGAAAAGAAGAGCAGATAACATATGAAATGTAACATTTTTTCTTGCAAACATGTGCATAATTTCTTTAAACTGTGAATGTTCTGTAGGTTCACCACCTTGTATTTGAAAATGAGTTGCACCAACTTCGTCTATTAAACGCTCAAGCATAGGTATATCCATTTCGCGATCTATTGCTTTTACTTCATCTGGTATAAAACAAAAGGAGCAACCTTTAGAACATGCGTCATTTATATACAATGTTAGTTGATGTTTTGTATCTATCATAATATTACCTATGCATTACCAGGGCAACAACATATCCCAATTCCTCTATAGATGAATCATTTTCGATTATATTATCAAACTGTGTATTAATCCATCTATATTCACTTTCGTGTACTTCTAAATATTTAGCAAGCATTTCATTGGTTCCTGTTTCGTTATCTACTACAGCAGTATGATACCAATCTGGTAATTCACCTCGTTTAATCCACCATACAGAACCATTTAATTGTTGTTGTATAACATCTACTTCATTGGGAAATCTAACATCTGGTATTACCCAATTTACATCTGGATTATCTATTAATGTTTTTTTAACTATACTAACCCAAATATTATTATGTAAATTTTTACGTATACAATCTGTACCAAATACTTGTAAC